GCCGGACAGCGCCGATGCATCGCAGAACGTCACGAACATCAGCGTCGGCGACGAAGGTCACGATGCCGGTCGTCTGATCGAAGGTCGCATTGCCCGCGCCCCCGCCGATGGTCACAGCGAGGCCCCCTCGCGTCGGGATCACCGTCGACTTCGGCCGCTTGATGGTCCGGTCGCGCGTGCGCGTGCTGCCGAGGCTGGTGTAGCGGTTGAGCAATTGATACGTCGGCACGCCGTAGCCGGCGCCGATCGCACCGACCGCCGAGCCGTTGAGCAGCGGCTGCAGGAGGCCATTGCCCGCGGAATTGTCTGAAGGGTCTTCCATGAGGAAGCCGGACGCGCCGCCGTCCGTGACCTCGAAAAGCCCGAGCAGGGTTTGCCAAACGCCGAGAGGCGCCGGGATGAAGCCGATCTCGTACTCGCGCAGCGTCGTAAGGCTCACGCTGTTGACCGTCATGAAGCCGGCCTGGTTCGATACGCGATCATTGACGCGCCGATTCTTGCCACGGATGCCAGCGGCGAGGACGCTGTTCGGCATCACGACATCGCTTAGGACTGCGACCATTTAGGAGTGCCTCGCTTCTGCCATGCGGATCTGACGGGCCGCCGCAGCGCCCCACTGACCCGCGGTTCGGGTATCGGTGCCCTTCGGCACATTCATCACGACTTGCACCGTGCGCGAGCCTCCGGCCTGCTGAGAGGAAGACGAGCCGCTCAGGTTGCCGCCCATCACGCCACTGACGAAGCCACCATCGGCATAGCCGCGGCGGTTCAGGCGCTCCAGGAAGTTCACGCCGAGCCGCGAGGTGCTCTCTGCGGTCATCACGTACTCGCCCTTATGGACGACGACGGCCGGCTGGAACTTGCCGCCCGAGCCCGTGTAGCCGCCGCTCGCCCAGCCATTCAGGGCGATGAGCGCACCGAGGGAATCGCCGCCAGCGTCGCCGACGGCGTTCGCTCCGGCCATCGCCGCGGCAGACGAGCCGAACAGGCCGGAGGCGGCCGACCCGAAAGACGCGCCTCCTGCGGCAGCCGTCAGAGAGGAAAGTGCAGCCGCCGCCGAAGTCGCCGCAGTCGCGAGACCGGTCGTCGCAGAGGCGGCAGATGCGCCGCCTATGCCGCCGCCGAGCCAATTCTCCCCGGTCGTCTTGTTGCTCGTCAGGCCGCCCAGGAGTTTGCCGATCAGCGAGCTTCCGTCCTTCAGGCTGCCCTGCAGCCACTCGGCGATCGGCTTCGTGATCTGCTGCTCGACGATGCCATGCGTGATCTCTTCGGCGATGTGCTTGCCGAGATCCTTGAAGCCCTTGCCCTTGTCGCCCATCAGGGCGCCAGTGATCGAGTCAGTCAGCCCGACCAGGCCGGTCGTCAAAAGTTGATTCGCGCGGCCTGCAGCGTCGTTGACGTGGTCGACGTAGTTCGCCAGAGCCTTCGTCGCGCCGTTGACCCAGTTCTCGCGCGCGGCTTTGTCGCGCGCATAGAATCTCTGGAGTGCGGCTAGCCCTTCCTCGAGCGCCGCCTTGATGGTCGCGACTTCCTTCTTGTACTCATCAGAGTTGAAGGCGTCGAATTCCAGTCCGTTCTTCTTCGCTTCCTCTGACGCATGCGCAGCCTTGTCGTTGGCCGACCGCATGTTGCGGATGAACTCGTTGTATATGTCCTTCTGCGCCAGGACTTGCTGCGCGGCACGATCGCCAAGACCAGCAGTGGAAAGTTGACGCTGGTATTGCTCGTTGCGGGCCTCTTGCGCGGACTGAATGGTTCGGGTAATCGCCAGCATTTGCTGCGCGAATGCCGCTTCTTCCTGCGCGAGTTTCTTGGCCTTTTCCTTGTTCGCGATCTGCTTGTCGAGTTCGACATTGATGGCGAGTTGCGCGCCAATCGCATCCTTGGCGGTGAGCAGACTCTTCTGATCCGCCGTCAGGATCTTCTTTTCCTTCAGATCGGCGATGAGTTGCTGGAACTTGGCCTGTTCCTTCTGCGCCTCGGTAAGTTTGTCTTGCCCGGACAGTTGCGCCTTGAGCGATGCTTCGGTCTGCCGCAGCGTCTCGAGCATCTTGGTCGCTGCGTCGTCGTGGAATGCCTTTTCCTTCGCGGCGCCCTTGTTCTTCAGGCGTTCGATGGCCTCCCCGACGCCCTCTATGCTGCTCGCAAGTTCCTTGTATTGCGCGCTGTCCTTGCCGTACGTCTTCGCGGCCAGGGCCTGAGCCTCGCGCAGCGCCGCCTGCTTGCGGGTCAGTCCTTCGATCTGATGGCCGACGCTCTCATAGGCCGAGCCGAGTTTGATCGCCGACTTGATGCGGTCGTCGACGGACGGCCCATTTGCCGCGGCATTCGCAAGCGAAGGCGCATCCCAGCTTCCGGTCGCGCCGCCAGTCTGAGTGTCCGCGCCGCCGATGCCGAGCTTCGGGCCGTATTTGTTCCGCAGGTAAGCAGCGAGTCCGCCAGAGATCGATGCGGCGCTGCCCATGCCAGGCAGCAGCCCTGCGCCGATCGTCGACAGGCCACCGAGCCGAGGGATTGCTTCGACCAACTGCCGGACAAGCCCGAGCGTGTCGACCAACAGCGAATTGACGACCTTGAGGGAATTCGATTCCCCCATCTTGCCCATCGTGGTATGCCACGCATTGCCGAGGTCGTTCGTCGCCTTTTCCAGCGGCGTGAGGCCGCGATCGGCGAGGCCCTTGACCGACTGCTCGAGCGCCTCGTATAGAACGCGCTGCGCGCCGGCTAGGTCGTTCTGCTGCGTCATCTTCTCGATCTGCAGCAGTTGCGCGCTCGTCAGCGTGCCGAGTGCGGCGTCGAGTGCCTTGGCGCCCTTCTCCGGGTCGGCGAACGCCTGCGCCAGCGCCTTCGCCGCGGCCGGCGCTTCCGTGCCCGTGGCCTTCGCATAGTCGGCCGTGATCTTGACCAGATCCGTGAACAGCGAGCCGCCGATCTGGTGAACCTTCGTGAACTCCGAGATGATCTCGGTCGCCGACTCCTTCGTCACGCCTGGCATCAGCGCCAGTTCCTTGATGAAGGTCTTCAGTTGATCCGTAGACAGCAACCCAGCGCGGCCAGTGGCCGCAAGTTGAGTCGCCAGTGTGTTGAGCGTGCGCTGCATGACTTCCGCATGCGCGACCGCTTCGCCGAGAACAGCGACCGCCGCAGCGGTGCCCAGAATCGCGAGCGTGGTCTTGCTGAACAGCAGCCCAGCAGCGCCCGTCTGCTCACCGAGCACCAGCAGCGAGCCGCCGAAACGCTTGAAGTTGCCCTGGCTCAATTCGTGAGCCAGCACCAGCAATTCCCGCTTCGCGCCGGCCGTCTTGAAGCTGAGTTCTTCCGCGCCGTGCCCAGCCTCTTCAAACTTGGACTTGGCTTCCTTGAGCTGATCGAGCAGCGGGCGGATGGTGTCTACGCTGACGCCCCGCTGATTCGCGAGTTGCTCGTAGAACTTGGAAGAACTGCGGCCGCCGGCCTCAAAGGCCGCGATCTGCCGCTGAATGGACGCGACTAGATTCTTCGTCGCGGATTCGACCTTCTGGGACGAGCCGCCCGCACCGTTGCCGATGCTGTCGACGGCTGCCGACGCCTTCTTGCCCGCATCCGTGGCAGCGACGCCGACGCCTGCAAGCGTCTTCTTGACGCGCTCAACGCCGGCCTCGACGCCGGTCGTGTCGGCGCCGAAGACGATCTGCTGGGAAAGGTCGCCTGCCATTTCAGTCCTTGTGCATATGCGCGAGCGCCGCGCCTTCCATGACGCGGAGATCGTCGAAAACGTCCGGCCACTCCGCGCGAGGCACGGCAGTCAGCCGAAACACGCTAGGGAGAACGCCGTAGTCGAGGCCAGTGGCGCCAGCAACGCCCGTGCGCCATTGAGTGCCCATCGCCGCGAACACCTTCACGGCGTCCATGTTGTCGGGCCAGATTTCAACTTCGGTCACGCGGCCGGCCATGTCCTCAGCGGTGAACCCCCACGCCGACTCAGCCGGAGTGACCTTCGGCGTGTCGGGGGACACCAGGGCTATGGCGGCCTCCGTCAGTTTTTTTCTTTGGCCTGCGTCAGAGCGTCGAGGTATGCCGTCCAAACGGCATTCGGCGCCTGGTAGTAGTTCTCGACGAGCAGCGCCACGTTCGCGGCGTTGAATTCGTCCTCGAGCTCCCAGCCGGTCGCCATGCTCATGATGAGATCAGCGTCGCCGCTGTCCTTCACGCTCTCAGCGAACGCCGCCAGTTCCTTGCGGCCCCGATGGCGGAACGTGAACTCGACCTCGACCGGCGAAGCGCCGGCCACCGGGATCGCGACCTTCGCGGAGAAGGTCGGATCAGGCTGCAGCTTGAGCTTCGCCATTACGAGGTATAGCGAACCGGCTCGTTCAGCATCGACAGCGTGAGCTTGACGGCCATGAGTTGGTTCACGGTCATCGACGGCACGCGGTTCAGGCTGACGTAGCAGTTGTAGTACAGGGGAGCACCGTTCGCGAGAATGATCTTCACCGCGCGCGGCAGACGGTCATCGTTGGCAGCCGATGCGAGCTGATAGCCGGCCAGCGTCGGGTCGTCCGCGAGCTCGATCTGCATGTCGAAAGGATTCTTCACGGTCGGCATGCGCAGCTGCGTGTCGGACTCGAGCAACTGGTACGTCAGGAACTGCTGATCACCGCCAGACGTGGAGGTCTGGATGATCTGCTGAAGCTGCGTCCAGCCGGTGATCTTGCGCACCGAGCCGGCACCGCTGCCAGGCGCGTAGATGCTGGTGATCGTCGAGTCGAGTCCTTCATAGTCGAAGTTCGAGCCAGTCGGCGCGAGCACGCGGGCGATCTTGCTGTTGAAGCGCGACCAGCCGGACGTGATCTCGACGATGTCGCCAGCGACGAAGGTGTTGGTCGCCGTGGCAACCGGAGGCGCGGCGTTGCTCACCGCCGAGACGGTCACGGCCGAGCCGTAACCACTGGCGATGAAGACGGTCGAACCGTTGGGGAGAGTCAAGCTCATGATCAGCCTTTCAGAAACGAAGAAACCGCCCGTAGGCGGTTGGTTGCAAGCCCAGCGAGGGCGTTAAAAAGCCCGCGCAGGGCGGGCTGGGTTGGAAACTCAGTACGTCAGTACCAGATCGAGAAGTCCTGACGCGTGCCGTACAACAGAAGGTCTTCCTCGAAGACCGCAGTCATTGCGCCGAGCACAAAGCCGCGGAGCGTCGTGCTCGAGGTAATCGCGTCCTCTGCAGCGCGCGCGAGGTTCGCCACGCTTTGGCGATTCACATCCCAGCAGTTCACTTGGATGCGGGCATTCCTCTTACCGACCGTGGTGCTCTCGAGCAGGTTCACTGCTTCGCCGCCGACCTGCTGATAGGTGATGTACGGCTTCGCCACGCTCTGCGGCGCGACATCGGGAAACACGCGCGTCGACGGCACCAGGCCGCTCAAGGCGCTGAAAATGTTTGCTTCAAGCGTCATGCTGTCCCCGCGAGCAACTTCTTGAGGCCCTCTTCCATGACGGCGTTCGCCGCTTGGGTCGCCGCGGCCTTCATGTGATCAAACGCCGGCCGCTGGAACGGATGCGCCGGCACCCATTTGGGCTTTAGCGGCCCGTACTTGCCGACCTTCTTCGTCCAATGCCCGTACTCGATGAGATGCCCGTGCGGTGCCTTCTTGCGGTTCCAGGTGATGTGATAGGTGGAATGACCCTTACCGCTGTTGTCAACGCTGAACTTCTGATAGATCGAGCGCTGCAGAGTGCCTGGCGGGATCTCCCGGCCGCTCTTTGTCGTGTGGCCCTTCTCGGCCACCGGGACGAGCCGCCGCATCTCGTCATAGAAGATTTGGGCGCCCGCCTGCGCCGCGGGCCGAGTCAGCGCCTCGACGCCATCTCGCAGCGAGTTCATGGCCGCGTCGAGCTTGCCCGTGTCGAACTTGATGGAGATCGAATCAGACAAACTTCAGGCCCTCCGACGCGAGGAACTGCAGCGTGCGGTTCCGCTCATCGACGTTCATGGCCGCCTTCAAGTCGAAATACCGCGTCACGCCGCCATTCACATAGACTGCGCGCATGCCGGCGACCTTCACCGGGTCGGCGAGCAGATCCGTGTAGCGCACGACGATCGTGTGCGTGACCTCCGACTCGGCCGACTGGGCAATGAACAGTTCGCGGCCAGTCAGCGACTGGACATCGGCCGGCACGTTGGTCAGATAGTCGGTCCACGTCACGACCTGTTGGCCCGCCGCATCCTGCGTCACACCGCGCGTCTGGATGCTTATCCGGCGCCGAAGATCACCAGCCCTCATAGCCAGTAGTCCGGAGGGTTGAAACTCCGCAGCGAGTAGCCGTCAAGGAGGCCCTGAACATAGGGCAGCACCTCGACCTTGCCGCGGTTGAGCACCGCAACCATCTCGCGGTTCTCGTAGAAGGTGCCAGTCGTCAGCAGAATCCAATGCAGGATGCCGCTCGGGACGCTGGAGCCGGCATTGCCGTAGCCTGCCGTGAAGACGACCTTCACAGCGCCGACTCGGCTCTGCGTCGACGGCCATGCTGTTCCGGGAGCCGGAACAACGCGCGCCGGCTCGCTGATGTTGTCGACGATGTACTGCGACGGGTCGAGCGTCTGCAGCGCGCCGCTCGGGTCGTAATACTGAATGCTCGTCACCGACTGAACCGGCGACCGAGGAAGATGGATTTCGTACCCCGTGATGCCGTCCGGGCGGTTCACGGTCAACGGGCCGGGACCGACGCCCCATGATGGCCCGTACCAATTCGCGCTCGCGAAGTTCTGCGACGGATTCGGAAAGAAGTCCATCGTCAGGGTAATGCCCTGCGTGATCAAGGCACGCCACAGCACCTGTTCTGCGGCCTCGCGCGCCTTGGTCAGCAGCATCGTGATAAGCGCATCCTCTGCGGTGTCGATCACGCGCATGGACTGCTTCACGACGGCATCGGTGACCAACAGCGGCTCGACTGCCGGCTGCGTCGTTACCTGAAATGGCATTCGCTACTCCAATGAAAAAGGGCGCGACACACGCGCGCCGCGCCCTTCGTTGCCGATCAGGAAACCGCGAACTTGGCGACCTTGATCGCTTCGCTGTCGATCACCGCGCCACCGACCCGCTTGGTCGTGTAGAAGCCGATATACGGCTTGTTGGTGAACGGGTCGCGGATGACGCGGGTGCCGATGCGGTCGACGATCAGGTAGCCGTTCTTGAAGTTGCCGAAGGCAATCGAGAACGAGTTGGCAGCCACTGCCGGCATGTCTTCGGCTTCCACCGCTTCCCAGCCGAGGATGTTCGCGGGAACTTCCGGCGAGGCCACGGGCGTGAAGATGTAGCGACCACCCGAATCCTTGAACGCAGCGACCGTGAAGAGGGTCGCCTTGTTCATGACCCACTTCGCGCCCTGGCGATGGCCCTTCTTGAGCTTGCCGGCGAGCGAGAAGAACAGGTCGGACGGGTTCGATGCGGCGAAGCCACCAGCGACGCCGGTCGGCACATACTGGATCGAGCCGAAGGCGCGGGTGCCGTCGTCGGTCGCCAGAGGCGTTCCGTTCAGAAAGCCGGTCGGCTGGTTCGTGCCGTTGCCGGACACGAAAGCAGCACCCTCGGCGCGCGCGAACTCGATCGCAACGTTGTCGGCGAGCCAGGCTTCGGCGTTGAAGAAGGTGTCGTCGAGCATCTGCTGCGTGGCCTGCGGGTTGGCGTACAGTTCGCCCATCGTCGGCTTGATGTCGGCCAGCGACGGCGTGCCGGTCGCGGTGCGAGCGGCGGTTTCACCCACCCACCCGGAAGCCGTGCCGCGCAGGTTCACCAGCTTGTGGAAGTCGCTGGTCGAAATCTGCTGCACCGAGGCGATCGAGCGGATCGGGCTGATGTTGACCAGCAGATCCTGAATCATCGTGTCGATGACCTTCGGAACCGCATAACCGCCGTCCGCGCCGCTGTTGGTCGTGATGGCGAGGGCCTTCTGCTCGATGGCCACGTCGAAATCGCGGCCCTTGCGCAGGTAGCCGCCGAAGGCTTCCTTGTGCTCGGCCTGGGCCTTCTCGGTGTCGGACTGGCCGGCGCCGAAGCCGGGGCGGTTGCCCTTGGCTTCGATCAGCTCAAGCAGAGCCTTGACTTCGGACTGACCCTTGGTCACGTCGGCGAAGGCTTTCTCCATCTCGGCGAGCTTGTCGCCGTGGGTCTTGGCCTTGCTGTCGTTGATTTCCTTGAAGGCTTCAAAAGCCTTGTTGGAATCGTCGATGGCCTTTTGAATCAGGGAGAGATCGGACATTTCTGTACCTCTTAGAAATGAAAAAACCGCCTCAAGGGCGGTTTGCGTTGGGGGAGTGGCGGCGTCAGGCCAGGAGGGCCGTTCGCTTTTCGAGAAGTGCAGCGATTGCTTTCATCTCCGCGCTGTCGTCCGGCTTCGCGGCCTCACGCCGCGCAATCGCAAACAGTCTGGAAACAAGGGCCTTCGCCTCAGAGCGGGATACGCCGCCTACCTCGCGCAGGTACAGCTCGGCGCCGCTCAGGTCGCCGATTTCTTCGATGGTCTTCACCGCGTTGATGCGCGCGGCATCATTCATGGGGAAGGTCACGACCGACACCTCCATCAAGTCGAATTGCTTGATGGTGCGGATCATGTTCTTCGCGTCGTAGTCCTCGTCCACCGAGAACCCGCCGATCGACAGACCGGAGATCGCGCCCATCTTCATCAGTTCGTACGCTTCGGCGCCGCGCTGCGTCTTGAGTGCGAGTTGACCCTGCACGACCAGGCCGCCGTCCGTCTCTTGGATGCTCTTGTAGGCGCCAATCGGCTCGCCCTGGCGGTGCTGCCAGAGCAGCGCCGGCATGCGGCCCTTCGCCTGCAGCGCCTGCAGTCCCTTTGTGAAGGCGCCCTTCGCGACAATGTCGTTCCCGCCGTCGATGTTGCCGAAGACGGAGCCGAGGCCGGTGAAGACGCCCGTTTCGGACATCTCCTTGACTTCGAACGGGGTGTCAATTTGACGCATTGGGTTTCCCTTCCTTGCCGTCATTCGGCTTTTCTTGCACGACGCCATCCGGCGCGGTCTTCTTTGGGTCGCCTGGCTCTCCGGTTCCGTCGTTCATGTTCAGCGGGATCAACGGCGTATCGAGGCCCTCGATCGGATTCAGGGAGATTCCAAGCTCGCTTTCCATCTCGCGCGCCTCATTGCGCACCAGCCAGCCCCACTGAATGCCGCTCGCGTAGTACTCCGCACGGCTCGCCGAGTCGCCGCGCAGCAGCGAGGCAATGTCGAACTTAATTGAGTGGGTCTTCTTGTCCTGATCCGTGAACAGATCGCGCCGAATCGCCTTTTCGATGCGGTTCAGCCATGGCATGAGCGAGAACTTCACGAATTCGAGGCTCATGTGCTCGATATTGCTGAACGTGGCGTGCTCGAGGTCGTTGATCATGTGCGCCGGCACGCGGAACAGGCCAGCAATCTCGGCGCGCTGGTATTTGCGGGTGTCCAGGAACTGAGCGTCGTCGCTCGTCATCGACACCTTCGAAAACTTCGTGCCCTCTTCCAAAAGGGCGGTTTTGTGAGCGTTTTCGCCGTTGCTGGAGGCATCAAACGACTCTTTCAGGCGCTTGTATGCCTGATCGGACAGCTTGTTTGGCACTTCCAGCACGCCGCTCGGCTTCGCGCCGTTGCGGAACAGTTGGCCGCCGAACTTCTCGGTCGCCAGCGCCAGGCCGATCGACTCGCGCGCATAGGCGATCGGGCTGATGCCGAGCCATCCATTCATCGTCAGACCCTTGACGTGCAGGATCTGCTCGCGAGGAACCTCGCGCGTTCCGCCCGCTTCCGTCCCGATCCGATACGTCACGTTGTTCTGAGCATCCATCTGCACCAGGCACATATCCGGATGCAACGGGATCAGCTCGACAATCTTCCCTGAGCGTGTCTTGTTGACCCACGCATAGGCATTGCCGCGCAGGTTCAGATGCATGACCAGCATCTCGAGGAATTCGACCGATGTCTGGTACTCGTTCGGCTGGTAGTGCAGCAGTTCCCAGAGCGGGTGCGCGTCGTCCTTCGTGCGCGCGCCGTTCGGCCCATTCTGATACATGCACAGCGGCAGCATCCCGACCGACTCGGACAGCACCTTGATGCAGCCGTAGACCGCCGCGGACTGCATCGCGTTCTGCGGGTTGACGACGATGCCGGACGCACTGACGCCGCCACCGAATGCCCATCCGAGATAGCGCTCGAGGACGCCCCAATCTGGGCCGCTCTTGTTGCGCAGCGGCGCGGTGATGCGTTCCCAGAAGTTCAAACCGTCCTCACTTCGTCGGTTTCATACATGCTCGGCCCCTGCTCGACGGCCGAAGGCATCACGCCAACCGCCATAGCAAGAGCCACCATGCCGTCGATGCGGCCAGTGGTCTTGCCTTTGATGAATTTCCGGTTTTCAGCCGGGTCGGTTTGCACCGTCGCATTCGCGGCGCACATGGAGAGAACTGGATGGTTCCCGTGCTTCAGTTTCTTGCCGAGCAGCATCGACTCAAGGGAGCGGATGGCCGGCGACATGCTCGCGAAGCCTTGCCCGAAGTCGATGAACCGCTCTAGTTCCTCGTCTGTGAAGCCCGCTTTCACTAGCCATGGCTTCAAAAACTTCATGTTGTACCGGTCGAACGCCAGCGCGCGCACGTTGCACCGGTCGAAGACGCCGCGAAGGTGCTCCGCGATGAATTCGTACTCGATCGAGGCGCCGGACGTCGTCAAGAGGTGGCCCTGCTGCGCCCAGAGGTCGTAAGGCACCCGATCTGCGCGCGATTTCTCGGCCAAACCGTCTTCAGGGAGCCAGAACGCCGGCTTGACATCGCCCTCCGGCGAAACCAGCACAAGCGCCGTCAAATCGGCCACGCTCGAGAGGTCCAGACCGGCAAAAACGTCCTCGCCGGTCAGATCCCGCGGCTCGTCGCCGTTGCTCTCCCATACTGCGCGCGGCACGAACGGGTTTCTAGCCTCGACGCGCTGATTCAGGATCAGATTTCGGTAGCTCGCCTCGCGGCTGGGCATCCGTTTCGCATCGCTAGCCTGCTTTCGCACCTCGTCCTTGTTCATAAAGACTTCAAAATGCGGGTTTGCCGCCTTGATCGCCTTGTCGCTGAACGGGTCAAGATCGAGCGGCGCAGAGTGGAGCGCCACTTTGATGCGCGGATCGGCGCCAGTCAGCGCATCGTCGATCAGCAGACTCAAAAGGTCCGCATCAGTCGGCGCTTGCGTGCTGATAATGATCGAAAGAGGCTGATCGTGGGCCGCCGATGCCGTCTCAATCGCCTCATATAGCTCAGAGCGCCGCCCCTTCACCTGACCGAGTTCGTCGTGCACCGAGAACACAGGACTCAAGCCGTACGCCGTCGCCGCATCTGCAGAAAGCGCCCGGTATATCGTCCCCAATTCAGCGCATGCGAGCGCCTTCGCCGACTCCTTGATCTGCACATACTCGCTCAGGTCGGGAGACATCCGAACCACGTCACGCGCATACCTAAACAGGATGGACGCCTGATCGCGCGACTGCGCCGCGCTGTACAACTGGCTGTTAGGGCGTGCTTCCGGCCCGCACAAATGCAGCAGCAGGAGGAAGGCGCTCGTCGCCGTCTTGGCGTTTTTCCGAGCCATGCTCAGGATGAACGTCCTAGTCGGCGTGTCGTAGATCTGTCTGATCCACCCCTTCTGCGCCTTGGTCAACTGAACCGGCTTGCCGACCAGCTTTCCATCCGGAATCCTGCACATCGCCTCAATCCAGGCGATGTTCCTAAGCCCTCTACTCCGCTTCAAGGGTTAGCTCCCACGGCTTGCGGGAACGTCCGGCGCCGGAATTCGCACGGCCTACCGTCTTCGGATCGGCCGTCGCCTGACGGGTGATTCGAAGACGGGTCGCCAGAGAAGACGCCGAGCGGACCTCTCGCTCGCGCATCGCAAGCAGCCGGTCGTATCGCTTCAGGCCATCGTCATCCCGCAACCACTCCCGGTCGAAGGACTTGATTTCGTCGTCCAGCACCTGTGATGTCACGATGTGCTGGCAATACAGGTCAAGCATGTCCCGATGCGTCTCGGTGAACGCGCTCGCCGGACTGTCATTCACCAATCGACACCATACGAGCTGCTCTGCGTCGCTCAAATGGGCAGAAGGCGCAAGCCGGCTGGTCGCAATGACAGGCGCAACTTGGGCCGCCACAGCCAGAGCAGCCATGGATTTCCGGCCTCTTTGAGCCATTTCTTACCTTTTTTCTGGACGTTTAGGAAAATTCGGGGGACCACACGGTTTCCGGCGCCACCGCCCCAGCCCTTGAGCACCCCCTACCCGTCAGGACGGACTCGCCGAGGCCCGCAGCAGCGGCGTGGCGCTGCGATCTCGACGCGAGACATGCCGAGGCAGTGTTCGGACGCTCGCGCCTCCTAGCGCCTCTAATCGCGTCGGCTCATTCGACCGGCCAGCCATCCGGACCGATAGTCCGCCTGGCCGTTTGCCCGAGGTCGGCAGCGGTCTTGATGCGGTGGCATTCCACGCACAGACCCTGCCGGTTCTCTGCAACATCTTCGCCGTCGTTGACCAGCGCCTGGATGTGGTCGACTTGGACTGCTGCAGTGATGCGACCCTTTGCTATGCAGTGCACGCAGAGGGGATTGGCGCGTAGGTGCGCCGCGCGGATGCGTTGCAGGCGCCGGCCGCGAATGCGTTGGACTGCCATCAGTCCTTCAATTCGTCGATGACGTTCAGCAACTTGCGGTTGGCTGCGAGCAGGGTGCCGATGCTTGCCTGCTGCTGGTCGACCAACTCAAGCAGACCGCACACCATCTTGGACAGTTCGGGCATGACCTCGAGCTCATCACCCAAGGCGTTCATGCCTGCGACGAATGCCGACGAGTCCATGCTGACCCCTTGATGTGATGGCAGCGGGACTCGAACCCCTTTACCGCCGGAATCGAACCGTGAACAGGTTTATCAGCCCTGCGCCAGACCACTGGGCCACCATCACGGCTGCGGACTGAGTGCAAGATTCGAACTTGCGAGGGTCTCGGCATTGGCTCGTATGCAGCCGCGTGACAGCCCTTTTGCATACGTCACCCTTCAACCGCTCGGGCAACGCAATCCGCATGCATGATGAGGCTGCCTTCGGTCTTCCCTGCGCAATGCGGGAGGCAACTGCCGTTCTTCCTTGCTTGATCACGCCCGGAGCTGGACGCTGAAGAATCCCCGCCATTTACCCGTGGCGGACGCGCTCAAGTTGCGCGGTGTTCCGGGGATTGGCGCCGGGTCACAGACCCTAGCAATGACGCTTTGGGGTGGGTCTGGCCCGACAGAAGAAAACCCGCCGAGCCTTGCGACTGGACGGGTTGAGAAATCAAAGGGCCGTTGGGCGATCCCAGCCGCGAACCCTAGCAGCTATGGCTTCTTCTCGGGGTCCGGCTGTTCTTGAACGGCAGCTTGCTGCTGTGCGTCTTGACGCTCCAGTCGCCTACTTTTGGATTCGTCGGAATCCGTCGATCCTTTTCCGAGCAGGTAGCCTGCGATAGTGCCCAACAGCCCCATGACGGGTGCGATCTGCTTATCGCTATAACCTGCCACGACCAGAAAGACTGAGGCAACGATGATGAGCAACGTCCCCAACAACTTCAGCGCGCTATCCGATGAGCGTCCTCGTCTGACCATGTAGGCAGCCAGAGCAAAGACCAGGAGCCCAAAAACAAGCACCGAAGCGCTGATGGTCATTGCACTATGAACCGACCACCATGTGTGTTCGCTCGTTGCTCGCGTCGCCGCAGCCACCCCGGCGTTAGCGGCGGCAATGTCCGCGTTTGCGGCAGCGAGCTGTTGTTGATAGGAGGCATCATCCGCGGCGTTCGTCATGGAGCGCCTCTCTCAAGCTCCTTGATCCGAGCCTCCAAGATTTCAATCTTGCGCTGCTGTGCTTTCACTAGGACGCGCAACCGCACCTTCTCTTGGTCCTGTTCGTCCCGTATTTCACTCGGTCGTCCGTCTTGGAACATACCTGGAGCTGACAGGTCAGCAGACGGCTTCACGCCGCTTTTTCCAGACTCCCCGTCGAGCATGTCCGGACTAGGGGTTACAAATCGGGCCGACTGGGCGCCGGCGACAATGCTTGTCACCAGAAAGGCAATAGCAACGAGCGCGCTGCGGACCATAGTTCAACCTCCTCGTTGTTCGCTTCTTGAACGATCTTCGAGTCTGGAGCCGCGGTCAATATGACGAAAGTGGAATGACGGCGCTTCCTCCGGAAGGAGGATGTCAACGTCAAGCGAGTGAGTACAGACAAAAAAGCCCGCATCGAGCGGGCTGATTTCGGCGACACCTTCCCCGCCGAGTTCTCCTTGCAGGGCGCAAACCCTGGGGCGTTTCGTGCAGCGGGGAGGCTGTTGTCTTTGAGTGCGAGGAGGTCAGCGCCGCCTGCGGTCTCGCGCGGAATACTAAACCAATTGGTTCTGAGTTGCAAGGCCTCTTCCGGTCGAGTTCCTTTGGCCGGCCCCACTTCGACTTGTCCGAAAGGGCGATTGCCGGCAAAGTGGGGAATGAGAGGAGTCTCAGATGCCCAGTGATCCGCCAGAGGGAAAAGCATCGACGCCCGAAGAAAGGTTCGTCGAGTTCCAGTATGCAGAGATGAAGGACCTCACGAAGCAGTTTCTCACGGTCGTTACGGGAACTCTCGTTTTGACGGTGAGCCTCGCCGACAAGATCCTGCCGATTGGTTCGGCGAGTGGCACGCAAAAGGTGCTCTTGGGTTCGTGCTGGGGCCTCTTGCTGGTTGCTTTCATCCTGGCCGGAGCCGGCCTCGCCGGAATCTTCTTTGCAGCCGTGGCCGCCCGAGAGGGCGCCATCTACGGTTATCCAGTCAACTACAAGCGAATCTTCTTACCATCATTCATCGCAATTGACCTTGCTGGCGTTCTCTTTGCGGCATCCCTAGTCCTCTTGGCGGTGACTGTTGGAATGCGCCTTTTCAAATAGACTGACCTTCCACGCAAGGCGATCGATGATTCTGAGTGAACCGCCGAATCTGCTGCCGCGCCTTGCCGACACACTCGACCATGTAGGCCTCGATCAGTCGGCCGTCATCGCCATGCGGCAAAGGCTTCTCCCCCGATCCGCCGCAAGGTCGGCAGGCGCGGTTTGACTGACGATTTGTGCCGGCCGCCACCTCGTATTTCGTGCCGTTGCACTGCGGGCAGATGTGATCCAGCCACCAGGCGAGGATGCCCTCGACCTTGATGCGCGGATGGTCGATGCCCTTCAGCGTGCACCATTCGACCAACGCATCCCGCGCGGCCGGGAACGACTTCAGGCGTCCATAGAGGCGCGTGCGCTCGAGGTTCAACCACTGCTCCGCCTGCTGTTTTGCCACAACCAGCCGCGGCACCATCTTCTTCGTGCGTGTGCCATCCCGGCCCACGACTTCGACCGCCACCTGGGCCGGCAGGGTCGCGGCAATCCGCTCGATCTCGGCGGCGGTCGGCACGCGCGGCCGCGCGGCGCCGTCCCATTCGGAGTGCAAGGCCATGAGTCGGCGGCCGAGCACGCTGGGCGTCCAGCCGGCCACGATCAGCATGTCGGCGTCGCCACGGCGCTCGGCCTTGACGGTCAGGTCGGATGAATTGCCGGAACGCGAAAGGCGCTCCTCAACCGTCACTACTTCGGGGTTCAAAGTCAAAGGCAACTCCTAGTAGGGAATGAAGTCGCTGCCCTGGGACGCGATGAATCGTCCCGTCACCATTGGGCGCAGCCTTTCGGCGGCCACATCGACTATGGACCGATCGCCGATCAGCACGGGGATGTATTGCAGCTCGAGGTCTTCGGCCAGCGCCCGCGAATGCTTCTCCAGCATGTCGCCGAGCGTCTCGATGTGGAGCATGCCCTGGCGCTTGCTCCAGCACAGCACCCACACGAGGCTCGGGTCGAAGGTCGGGTAGGCAGCCAGCAGCGGCCTCCGGGGATCAAGAAAGGTGCTCGGCAATCTGTGCCTCCTGGTTTGAGAACTCGACGAACGAAAGGGGGTAGCGGCGCGACTGGGTGCGGTACTGCATCGATGGCTTGTCGAACCAGAGATTCAGGGTGTAGTCCTGATACTCACCGTGCCGCTGCTTGCTCAGGATCAGCTTGGCGTCGGCCTCCTGCTGTTTGGCGCGCCACCTCTCCATGGCGTCGTGGTCTTCGGGGTCAGGCGGCGCCTCGTCCTTCTTGTTCCGCCATACGGCGAACGCGTTGTCGGCGCCGTTGATGATGTCAATGCTCCCGGCGACATCCATCTTCGACGGTGCGCTGGTCTCGTCCTTCCCTTTGCGCGGATGAGCCACGAGATGAACGTGCGCACCATGGCGCTTGGCAAAGTCGCAGATCTTCTGAACCGCCTTCTTCTGCGCCGACAGGGCGCCGGGCCCGTCTACCGGCACGTCGATCATCATCAGGCTGTCGATGACAAAGTGGCGGACTCCGTAACGCTGGGAGGCATACGCAAACACCTCCAGCAGACGATCGAGCTTCGCGCTGCCAACCACGTCGAAGATCCACAGGCGATTGCGTAGCCAGGCCCCGATGGCGCGGATGTACTCCGGCGTCGGCCGGTCGAGTCCTGCCGCCTGCTTGTGGATCCGCTTCAGGTGACGGACCGCAGTGAGCTCACCTGAGAAGACGACAACCGATTCGCCCTGCTTCATCAGCCCCAGCAAGACCTGGTCGATGAACAGGCTCTTGCCGTGACCGTTCCAGCCGGTCCAGGCCGTGTACTCCCCGGGTCGAAAGTGGAACCAGTCGATGTGCCGGTCGACAAACAATGTCGGGAAGGTCGGCGCGTCCGGGCTCGGATAGAACTCGGCGACAACCTCCTCCGTCCGGTCGTCGGCGCTGATCAGTTCGTCCGGATCCAATGAGCGGGCGTCCTCCGCGGCCTGCTGGAAATCGACCGCCTCCGCGCCATCCTGCAGCCACTGGTTCGCGTCCTTTGCCCCGAGGCGCATGCGCCGGCAGCGCTCGAGCCCCAATCGCCGGATGACCTCGCGCGCGCCCTTCTCGCCCGCCTCGTCGTGGTCGAAACAGATGAGGATGTCGTCGAAGCGCTCGAGCTTCTCCCAATCCGTTTCGATCCATTGGTGGTTGCCGGCACCCTGGTTCACCGACAGCGCCGGGATGCGCATCTGGTGAAGCGTCATGGCGTCGATCTCGCCCTCGGTGATCGCCACGGACCGCGCCTTGGGGTCGATCAAGTGCCAGCCGAAGAGGCACGGGGCGGCACCCGATTCCTGGCGCATGTCGCGCTTCTCGTCGGGGTTGCGGTACTTTGCATTGACCAGTTTTCCGGCCTGGTCGAGGAACGGGAAGACCGCGTAGGCCTTGCCATCGCGCAGTTGTTCGCCGATCTTGAACGCATGGATCGTCTCGGGCGTCAGACGGCGGGCGGTGAGCCATTGCAGGACGCGGCCCTTGGGTGTCTGGCAGGCCGGTCGATCCGGACGGCGGTAGGTCTTCTCGGGCGGCTTGGGCATGTCGTCGCGGATGCCGAGGTGCGACTTGACCTCCTTCATCGCCTCGACGATCGACTGGCCGCGGCAGGCCATCCACAGGTCGAGGAGGTCGCCGCCCTCCCCGCTCGCGAAATCCTTCCAGATGCCCGCACGCTCTCCGGTCACGCGGACGGACAGGCTTTCGCCCGGTTCCCCGCTGGTGCTCCCGGCCTTCCACTCGGCACCCTTGCGCTTGCCGTTCGGCAGCAGGTACTGCGCGATCTCGGCGGCTTGGCCCGCCATCCGCGATTTCAGGTCGCCAGCGTTCACGCCACCACCTCCTGTTGCACGCGAAGACCGTTGCGGAACTCGCGGAAGTTGCCGCCGTGGCAGCCGGCGTTCAGCGCGTCATCCTTCGTCGGAAAGCCCGCTTGGTCGAACCACTTCGGAGTCGTGTCGGAGGTGTCTTCGGCCCCCTCCCAACGCCGTTTGTTTAGGTACACGAGCGGCGCCGGGATGTACTCGCCGCCGTCCTTGAGCCATTCCGTCGAGGCCTTCTTTCGCTCGACGTGAGCGACCACCGAAGCGGCTATCGCCTCGCACCCGGCGCGATCCCACGCCTCCAGGCATTTGCCCCTCGACTCCTTGCGGAAGTGCTTCGGCCATGCAGCCCAAAACCGAGCGAAGCCAGGCGGCTCGGGGGGCTTGCCCCCCAAAGAGGTATTTCTTTCTTTAGTTGGTGTCTGGGTATGGGTAGTGGTGTCTGGTGTCTGGGTATGGGTATGGGTAGCCGTGACAGGCGTTGCAGGTGCCGTGACAGGTTCCGCGGCCTGTAACGTTTCAGGTGGCGTGACAGGCGTTGCAGGTTGCGTTTCCGGTGTGGCAGGTTCCGGCTGCTGCAACGCGGCGACAAGCGCACGTAGATCCTTGATGCCAATGTTCCACTGCGCGTGCTGCCCAGCATTGTTGAGTTCCTTGAAGAGCGTCGCGCGCTCTTCTCGATGGCGCCGGGTGCGCGCATCCTCGTTCGCCTTCTTGGCCTCGCGCTCGGGTTCCCCGGCCCGGTATCGTGCGATCTCAGTGTCGCAGCGGTCCTGATGCCACCCGTCGTCGCGCAGTTCGAAGAACTCGCGCAGGACGGCCTCAACGGCTTCGCGTTCGTCCTTGGACCGAGCAACGATCAGACGCTGCACCATTGCGAGGTCGGCGGGCAGGGGCTTCTCGCTCGCGTAGTACTTGCGCAGCAGGCGTGTGTACACGCCATCCTCGAGGATGCTGAGGTGCTGGGTCGCCTCGGCGTAGTCGCCGATGTGGTGTTCGTAGTAGTTCATCGGGGCTTCAGATTGGGCGTCGAATCGAGTTCATTTCCACGCCCTGCCCTCGTGGGCCATGCACCATTTCGCGCGCGACCACGAGCGATGCACGCGAAGCCAGTACAGGAAGTGCCAGGCGTACCGAACGCGGTTCATCGCTCTGTGCCTCCGAGTGCCGCAAAGTCACTATTCGATTCGTTGCCATCCGTGCTCACGAGCCGAGAATTGCCGTGAAGCCAGGGCTTGACGATGCGACTCCAAACGAACTCACCCAGCGAACGCTCATCGAGAGCAGCCGCCTTCGACAGCAGGACGAAATCGGACTGTCCGGTGTTGAAGGCGATGCGCTCGGTCTTCTTCTCAGCCATTTCATTCCCCTGCATTGATGTGATGCCCATCTCTTGAAACCATGTACACAGAACGCCCAGATCCGGATATGCCCCTGCCGCATCGCGACGGCGAGGTCTTGCACAACAGCACGCGCACGTCGATGTCGACCAACGCGAACGCGGATGTGAGTCGGCCGGCGAGGCTGACGATCGTCACGACGCGCCTCGAGTTGCGCGCGCTGAACGGAGAACTGGAGATCCGCTTCGCGGAGCACCGCGTCGACGGCTTGCCGGCTCGAACCGCGGCGAATCGACCCGCATACCGGTCGCGCCGGACTGCTGCGACGAAGCCGTGATTGGCAGGGCTGTCGAAGAACTCGGTCACCTCGATGCCCTTGATGCGCGAGGCGGCCATTTCAAGCCGCCTCGGCTTTGGTCTGGGACTGCCGCAGAACCTCCCATGGCACGTCGGGGCGCAGAGCCTCGCAAGTCACCCCGGTTTCCCGTTCGATCGCCGGGCAGTACTCAGCCGGGACGTTCTTGCGCCGCTTCCACATGCTGGGCGCACTGGCCGAGACGCCGATGCGACGAGCCAGTTCACCGAAGCCACCGGCCTTTTTGACGGCCTTCATGAGAGGTTTCATGGTTGCGATCCTTTAAACACTATCGCATTAAACTATAAACACCATCGTGTTGCAAGAGCGTGAGACGATCACGATCGTGAAAACCATCGCTGATCGAATGAAATCCGTCCGACAAGAGTTGGGCTGGAATCAGGCCGAGCTCGCCGCGCAAGTCGGCGTTTCGCAGAGCACCATCGGAAACATCGAGTCCGGGCAGCGCAAGCGCCCGCGCGAACTGCTTTCGATCGCCAAGGCCCTGGGTGTGTCGGCCGAGTGGCTGGAAACCGGCAAGGGCGGAAAGTCGGGCTCGGCGCCTGAGCGCCCTCCACTCAAGCTCGTCGTGACTGACGAGCCTCAGTCAGTCCGAGCGGCCGTGGAATTGCTGGCGCGCGTCGCCGCGCAACAACGCCCAACGCTTCGCAAGAACCTCGGAAATTTGCTTCTCGACCTGGTCGAACACCCAGAAGACGCTGCGTTGATCGAGCAAACCATCACGGACATCGAGCGATTCTTCAAGCCGGCGACCTGACGCCGTCCATGGTCAGCAGAGAATCAGAATGGGGATGTTCCACCGACGCGCGGGACACGCGCGCGAGCGATGAGGAGAGAAGGAATGAGGATGGCCATCATTGGCGCCGCCCTGTCGTTTTCGGCAACGCACGCGCTCGCCCTGGACCCAGCACAATGGCAGAAGGAAACCGCGAAGGCATACGCGGAATGCTCCTTTGGGGCGAAGATTGTCCGCATCGGGCGCGAGGCCGTGCCAAAAGACTTTCAAGATTCACGCACTTGCGTCGAATCGAAGATTGATATTGCAAAGGCCAGTTTTCAGAGCGTGGGACCTGTTGGTTCTCCCGCCGCCGCCGCCGCCCTGAAGGACTACTTCGCCGCCTGGATAGGTGCCATGAGGTCAATCCCACGCTTCCTGAACATGCCCAAGAGTGGCGCGGACATGGCCGATGCCAGCAACACTCAGCGCCTCAATGAGCTTTGGGCGCAATATGAGATCGGGCAATAGCCCGATCTCGCCGTCCCTGCCGCGTAGCTTCTCCGCAATCCTCTGCATGGCGCTGATGGTGCCGTTGGCCTCGGAGGCTCGCATCCCCCGTGACCGAAACGAGGTCCGCGCCTTCCGAGCCGAGCACCCATGCCCCGCAACCGGCCGGCCGCGGGGCGCCTGTCCTGGCTACGTTGTCGACCATCGGATCGCGCTGTGCGTCGGCGGCCCAGACCGCCGCGAGAACATGCAGTGGCAGACCGTCGAGGAGGCCGCCGCAAAGGATCGCTGGGAGTGCAAGCCCGGGTGGGAGCAGAGGCTGGGGATGTGAAGGGGCGCGGGCGGCCGCCTTGGGAGTGGAGGAAGGGTCAGCGAGAGCGGATACCAAGCAAGCATGCCAAGAAATTTATTGCTTGCAAACAAAGCAAGCATAGAACACAATGCAAGCATCTCAACTTTTGGGAGCTTGCATGCCTCCTGTCGATCCGAAGACCGTAAAAGGCCGAGCCAAGGGTGGCGCTGTCGTAGCCGCAAAGATGTCCAGCGCAGAGCGCGCCGAGCGCGCCCGAAAAGGGGCTTTGGCTCGCTGGGGCGCGAAGGTTCCAGCGACCATCCGAAAGGGGAACTTCAAGGAAGAGTTCGGCATCGAGGCAGAGTGCTACGTGCTCGACGACGCCATGAAAACGGCCGTTATCACGCAGCTAGGAATGGGGGAAATCCTGGGCCTCGGCTCCGGTGGCAGCCGCCTGCCGCGCTTCGTCTTCAACAAGACGATGTCGGAATACATCTGGCCAGAACTGCGCGAAAAACTCGAAAATCCCGTTATTTTTCATATAGTTAGCGCTGGCCAAGGAAATTCCGGGCTGGTCAAGGCTCATGGCTACGATGCCACCATACTGATCGACGTCTGCCAGGCGATCCTCAAGGCCAAGGGTGACGGCAAACAGATCAATCCGGCCGTAGTCGCTCAGGCCGGCATCATCGTTGGCGCTTCTGCCAAAGCCGGGATTCAAGGCCTTGTGTATGCACTCGCTGGCTATGACCGCACACGCGAGGAAGTCATCGAAGCGTACAAGCGGTATGTGCGCGAGGAGGCCAGAGAGTACGAGAAAGAGTTCTCGCCGGAACTCTACGACCAGTGGTACAGGCTATACGGCCTCGCAAAGCCAGAACGCGGCCGGCCTTGGGAGTTCCGCTATCTCACCGTCGACCACATTTACAAGCCGCTGGCCAGAAGCAACGGCAAGGTATTCGATCTGGCGAAGAGCAGCAAGACGGCCAATGGCGATAAGAACGACAAAATTCACCAATTCCTATCGGAGGTGGGCGTCAAGGCGCTGCGCACTCAGGTCGGCAAGATCATGGGTATCGCTACCGTCTCTGAGAGCCGCGAGGAATACGAACGCTACATCGCCGAAAAAATCTACGGGCAGGCATCCCTGTTCAAGAACAAGTAGATAGATTCCCCAGCCCCAAGCCCTCCACCAGCCGCCTCCGGGCGGCTTTTTCATTTGGCGCGCGCGGCCCCTCACCCCCGGACGCGGAACCGGAGGGATTCGAACCCTCCGGTCGGGGGACTCAAAATCCCCCGCCGCAAGGCGTGCCGGTTCGACCCCGGTTCCGGGCACCGTCAGTCGGGTCTATTCGGCCGTCGCAGGCGCCAGAGCTCTCATGGCCTTCGCCCATTGAATCAGATCGTCAAAGAGACTTAGGACCGATATCGCCACCATGAGCGTCCATCCGGCTCCGAACAACACGTCGCGCCTTGTCGCAGGCTCGCCGCTGTTGAACAGGAAGAAGCCAGCCCAGATGAGGTATCCAACCGCGAGGAAGTCGAATCCGACCATCCAGAGGCGCTTGTTCATCGCGCGCGCCAGCGTGTCCTTGTGCCTCTCGAGCACGAGCTTGACGGTGAAAGTCGCGACTTCCTTCAAAAGCCAGAGGGCAACAAGCACTGTCACTGTTCCAACGGAAACATCATTGGGCATAGCGGCTGGTCCAGATGAGAGAACCGACCGATTCTCACTGATCACCCTTTTCGGCGAAACGGAACGCCGTTGAGCGGTCCGTCAGGCCTTCTTTTTTTGCGTCTCGCGTTTCACCCCAGATTTCGGCTCGTCGAGATTCACCCGGATCCTGCGTGCTCCGCCAGCGCGCGTCCTAGAGGTCGGCTCTGCGTCGGGCGGCGTACTGTGTGCGAGGTTCTTCAGCGCTGCCGCCATCTCGTCGAGGCGACGCCGCTGCTCCATGACTTCCCGCCCCAGTTTCTCCAAGCTCGCCAGTTTGCCTTCGCGCGCCTGAGTACTTTCCGCTGCGTCGAGGAAGTCGCGCAAATTCATTCGAAAGAACTCTTCCGCGGTCACTCCCTCCGCTTCGGCCGCAGCTTTCAATGCGTGCTTCTCTTCATCGGTAAGCATGATCGAGAACTCGACCATCCGGTCGTTCCCTCTCGGCAACTCAGGCGCTGGCCGCCCCGACTCGACCTCCCCGAGGCCCGTAACAAGCCACTCGGCTCTGACGCCCAGCGAGGACGCCAATCGGCCGAGAGTCAAGCCTCGCGGCGTGGCTCGTCCGGCTTCGTATCGACTGACTTGCGTCGGCGCCATACCTGCCGCTCTGCCAAGGTCCGTCTGCGACCAGCCTCGCATCAGGCGCGCTTGTGCAAGCCTGTCGCCGAAGGTTTTGGTGTCCATCGTTCAAACAGTACAAAATAGTTCTTGCAAACAGTTCAAACAGTACTAAACTATCCTTGCACCGATCAGTACTGTTTGAAACCAACAAGGACGATTTTATGACTCTTCGAACTGTTCAGAAACCCAATATTGCGGTCCGACTGCCCGCCGACCTTCAGGAATACATCACCCGCAAGGCCGCTGAGAGCTACCGCTCTCTGACGGGAGAAATCACGATGCGCCTAGAGCGCACGCGCCAGTCCGATCTTGCGCTGATGAACTCAGACAGTTCTGAAAAAGGTGATGCCGGCAACCGCGCCAACGGTTCCGGCATCGAGTGATCCAACCCCTCTAAAGAGTAGGAATCCACATGAACTCTACCATCGCGCCCCCAAAACCTGCAAAGGCCGCGGCGGTCACCGTTCCAGCACGCCTTGCCGGAGCCTCCCGACAAGCGACCGTCGTCGAATTCGACTCGACGGCCATCGACATCATCACCGCTCGCGTCGCTGAGATTCAGGCGCTGGCCTCTTGCTCGATCTGCTTGAGCGCCGTTCTGGCGGATCCAAACGGCACATTCTCGGGATATGAGTTGGCCGACGATGCCCTGCCGCTACTCGCAGACGTGATCCGCCGGCTCGCCGGCGAGGTCGGTGAAGCCGGTGACGTGCTGTGGGAGCAGTACACCGAGGCCCTCAATGTCGCAGACGGCGAGGTGCAGTCGTGAGCGCGGCCGTCGCAACGAAGCCCCGCGCCAAGAGCGCGAAGAAGGCAGCCCCTGCGCCAACGCGGACGCCCCTTGAGGCGGTGAAGTTCGAACTGGCGAGCGCGATCCATATCCTGGAAGGCGTTCTCGGCGTAGCCGACTACGGCGGCGCCATGTACGCCCTGGTGCTTCTTGCCGTCGAGGAAAAGCTGCCGCGTGCCATGCGGCATTTCCAGCACACGCCGTTCGCGAAGGAAGACATATGGGAGGTGTACGAAGAACTGTTCCCCGTTCTTCACCTGCTGGACGGTGCGATCGCGTTGGCCCCGGGTGAGGCAAATGGAATCTTCGAAGCCCCGCTGGTTGCTGCGCGACAGATCATCAACCAGGCGCACAACAAGTTGGATTGCGTTGGAGCAATCGCTCGGGGCCTCCCGGACATCGACGCCAAGGCTCGGGACTTCATGCGCGGCAAGGCCTTGTTGGCCGAGATGCTGAGGCGCGCGATCGGCGCCGAGTGCGGTGGTGCCTCGAGCATGTTCGCCCGCAATCGGAGCGACGATGCCAAAACTGAACAGGTCAACTTCGTGAAAGGAGATCTGCTCGGGATGGTCGAGGACCCATCACTGGTCGACGGCTACTCGGCCGCGCTGTGCGAAGTGTTGAGCGAGGCGATGCTCGACGGCGTCACGCCCGAAGCAATCGTCGAAGCGCCATACGAAGCCTGTCTGCCGAATGGCGGTGCAGCATGAGTTCGCAACTCACCCCCATTGAGAAAGAGGCAATCGCCGCCGCCCTTGGCGCGCGCGAGGCGCTGTCAAAGGCGATCATCGCCTATGAGACGGCCGGCTTCGGCTCGCACGTCACCGACCCGTTGCGCGATGCGCTTGTGCAAGTGGACTACTCGATTCGCGAGGTGACGGCATGAGCGCGCGCAACAAGGTTGCCGTCCCGGGTGCCCCGCAAGGCGATTCCGGCCGGAACCTGGACGACGACACGGGCGACGGAAATTTCACTACGCTGCCCCACTCGCTCATCGAAGCGCGCCTCGGCGGCCGGCACGGTCTGAACCGCACAGACACGTTGAAATGGCTCGCCAAGCGCGGCAAATTCAACCCTGTCGAGTTCCGGCAACTGAACGAGGCCTTCACCGAGGGTGATGAGGCCAGGAAGAGCGGCTACCCATGCCAGTGCCATGCGTGCGCCAGCCTGCCGCCTTCGATGTGGGAGCGCGAAAGCATCCGGATCGCGTATGCAAACCGGCGGCGCGCGGAACTCAAGGCCGCGGGCACGCCAGAGAACGAAATCGAGCGCATCGTGGAGCGCGAAATCGACGGTGGCGCAGCACTTCAGCAGGCGCCCGCTGTGATCCGCAAGGCGTCGGCGGGCGGAGGCCCTTCTCAATGAATTCGAACCCCACCCCCACGCGCGCGCTGCGCCTGGTGCCGAAGCCCGAGGGCGCCATCGACGCGGATGCGGTCGCGTTCGCCGTCATGGACCACATCGACACGATGTACCCCGCGATGTGGCTGAACGTCCCCAAGACGGCGCGCGTCAGCGTGCGGAACGTGATCGTGCGGACGGTCATGCTTGAGGCCGGGAAGACCCATGACCACTGAAATCATCGCGCCACCCTACCTCACCGCGGCCGAGATTGATGATCTGTGTGAGCCTCTCACGCAACGGCACGCCCAGACGCGTCATCTGTGCCAGTTGCTGCGCGTGGACTCGCTACCGCGCCGGCCGGACGGGCTGCCACTGGTTGGTCGCAAGCTGGCCGAGGAACGCCTCAACAGCACCGGCGAATACATCGCATCCGCCGGATTTAACTGGAGCCGATGATGGGCCGCAAGCGAGAACGGGCCTCAGGCTTCGGGCTGCTGCCGCGCATGGAAGCGCGCCCTCACAAGGGCAGCGACAAGGTCACCTACCGGTATCACCCCGTGGGCGGCAAGCCGATCAATCTCGGCATCGACAAACGCGCTGCGATTCAGAAGGTGCTCGATCTCAATGGCACCAGCAGCGACGCCGGCACGGTCACGGAGTTGTGGCGCACATACCAGACCATGCCGCAATGGAAGCGCCTGAGCGATCGAACGAAAGAGGACTACGAGTCGTACAGCATGAAGCTGCTGGACGTCATGGGAAAGGTCTCGGCGCGAATCATCCGTCCGGCAGACATCGCGAAGTACCTGCGGGTGGAGCGCGCGGACGCGCCCGTTCGTGGGAATCGAGAGATCGCCCTGCTATCGAATCTGCTCACCGTTGCAGTGGAGCGCGGGGACATCGATGTGAATCCCTGCAAGCAAGTGAAGCGGAACCTGGAGCGGCCTCGAACTGAGGCACCAGAGCCCGAAACGCTGAAGGCCTTCATTGCATGGCTGGTCGCTCAGGGAGGTCAGCGCGAGGTGATCGCTCTGATGGCCGAGTTCGCAGCCTTGGCGGGCTCAAGGCGCATCGAGTTCTTGCATCTGACGCTGCCGCAGATCGATACCGAGGTGATTCGCTTGATGCGGGCGAAGCAGCACGGCGGCGCGAAGCGCGCAGAGAACGTCATGATCACTCCGGCCATGGAGGATCTGGTGCGCCGCCTGAAGGCGCTCGAGCGGCCGGAGAACTGCCTGCATGTCTTCACGACGAGGGATGGCAATCCGTACACCGACACTGGATTTGCTTCAACGTGGCAACGCGCGATGGCGAAAGCCCTGGAGGACAAGATCGTCCCACGGCGGTTCACATTCCACGATCTGAGGGCCTATTACACGACACAGCACAAGGCGCAGTACGGCGGCCTACCCGAGCTGCACGCGGACGTGAAGACGACCGCCAAGATCTACGACCGATCAAGAGTCTCCGTGCGGAAGGGACTGAGCTAATAGTCCAGGCGAAATTGGCCGCGGCCCATGGTGAGTATGAGACGATCCAGCACGTCACGACCAATCAGGCCATCGATCGAAACATTGAAGAATGGCCGGGCCAGGACCTCGAGTGCGGGAAATATGAGCGCCGGTTCGCCAGGAGTAGTACGTATTTCGAACTGAACGTCGTGCGTCGCGCACGTTGTCGGATCGATATGCGTCGTCGCCCCGAGAATGTCGCGCGATCCACGCGGCGGAATCTCAAGCCAGCGCATGACTTGCTCGTTGACCATGGTGGAATCTGCTCCGGTATCGATGAGGAAGGAAAGCCGCATCGGCTCTCGGACCTCAAGCCTTTTTGCCCGGAGTAGGCTGGCCCTGGGAGCGCTCACCCCGATCCACACGTCCAGGATCGCGCCGCTGGAACTGTAGCTGCCAACTAGGTGCGGCACGGTCCCAGGTCACGCATGAAATGCGCGACGTCTTGGTCCTGTGCCACCTTCTTCACGAAGAAATGGTCAAGGCCAAACGTCTCGTAGGCCCAATTCAGTGCCTCTTGGTAGGTCTGGGAAAAATGAACAGTCTGCGTGTCCTTGATCACTACATACTGCCCATCATGGCCGTTGAGCATCAACGGCAAGAGATCTCGGTAGGTCTGGAGTTCGGTGCGAAGCTCAACCATGGCAAAGCACCCGAGGGGAAGATTGCATAGTCGCCACCTCAAGAGTTGTTGTTAACCGGCTGCCCACAGAGTTATCCACAGCCTCCATCTTGAATCTACAGAAAGCACCCAACCGAATCAATCAGATTTACTCTTATCCCCGGGGCTTTCTCGAGAGGTGTCGCGAAACAGCCGAATTCCCACCGTGGGAATAAAACGGAAAAGGCGCTACAACTTTGATAGCTGCAGCGCCTTATGAATTCTGGTGGCCTGGGGCGGAATCGAACCACCGACACGCGGATTTTCAATCCGCTGCTCTACCAACTGAGCTACCGGGCCTTGGTGAGGAAGCCTT